GTTATACTACGAGCGAAGCGAGTGCGGTGGGGTAAGAAGGCTCTGCCTTCTACCCAAACAAAAATAAACCCCGCCAGTACCGTTAGGTACGAGCGGGGTTTAAGGATACTTCTGTTTACTTAGATCCTACGCCAAATTCTGGTGAAGATGGATCAAGTGCCTTCAATGCAGGTCCTGCAATTGCTGCTAGTGCAGCAGTTAATAGAGCCTTTGGACTTGTGTTTCCTGCTAGGTATACAGCGATTGCTGCTGCAACTCCAGCACGGAAATAAGATAACGCAATTGCTTTTGCTTTGTTATTCATTTGGATTCCTTTCAGATGAACCAAGGGGAAGTGTCAGAACCCATACCGTCCTTGACCGATATGTGTATGTGGTGGATATGTGGAGACGGACCCTTATAAGGTCTTTCTCCTTTTTCATTGGACCATATTTTGCCATTATGAATCAGATACTTAACTCGCTTATCTGTTCTTAATGAAACAAAAAGTTTTTGTGCATCCACCCCATTGGCAGGGTCGTGGGTTAAATCTGCGGCGTAACCAGTATCGTGATCTGATTTGATACCAGCCTTTAAATCCATAGCGATATGTGCGGCAGATGGCAGTAAGCCATCAGATGCTTTATTTCTTTTGGGCCACTTAATAGTAGCCTGAGTAAGTACTGCTTTGCACGCTGGCTGTGGCACTATTGGCATTATGCTTCCGCCTTTGCTTTAATTATTTCTACCTCTGTTTTAATTATTTGTTGGTTCTCAACCAATTGATCTACTTTATTAATAAGACCAGTCTTTCCATCGTTATATAGTGCGTATTCAATACGATCTAACCGCCTAGATAATTCATTAAGACATTCAATTATTGGTCTAATCTCATTTGTTATTTCTTCCATATGAGATTCAATAGATTTATGTACACCAAATTGAAAGATGCCCCAAAGAATTAATCCAGCGCCACCTGCTACAAAACCGTAGTTATAAACAATTTGAGAAATATCCATACTTAACATAGATTTATACCGTTCTAAACTCTATGTAGCAGATACCGCCAAAGCCTGTAAACCTTCTCTCAGGTGGTGTCATACGAACAAATTGAATTGATTCAATTACACCTTGAACTGTTTCTTTATTGGTAAAGTCTTGATAAGTAATTACGTTGCCTGGCTCTTCTAGTTCTTCTAATGCAGCCAATCGCTCAGTTGCTCTACCCTCATAACCAACTGGCATATTATATCTATCACCCTCAAAATCATAGTTCATAATAGGAATAGTGATTACTCTTTGACGGTGAACCGCAGGCAAAGCCTTTAGTTGATAACCAGCAAATGTAGAAGCAGAAGATAAATCAGTGGATGGATATATAGTAAAACGAAGCGCCAATGATGGTCTTTCAAAAGCAAGGTTAGTTGCAATATCTAAACTGGTATTAAAGTTTTCATCTACAATAATAACATCTGTTACTGTTCCATCATCTAAAACTGTAGATAATTTTACTTTACCAGTTATAGGATTTTGTAGATTTAATTTAACTAATTTAAAATGTTTATCTTCAAGGGTTAAATAACGAATCAAACCAGTTTGAATATAACCTGATGCACATAAATTATTTGATTGAATATATGTTCCATACCCAGTCATACCAATAGCAAGTTTATTACTGCGACCCCAGATGGTTACATCTGTTGCTTCAGCAGTTCCTGGAAGGCGCAAGTGAGTGGCATAAGCCATAAGGTTAGGAGCAATTTCTCGGCTTAAATCAATTTTAACCAAGCCTGATGAGTAAGTTCCATCACCATTATCGGTGTAGTTAGTTACTGTGCAGTAAGCGTAGCGATCATTAAATGTTACAGACTTTACTGCCGATCCAGTAAGTACAGTTCCAGAGGCAGGATCGTATCCATTTGTAACAACAGTTAATGGACCATAGGTAATGTAACCAGATGATACGAAACCAGAAGTATCAATCTGTCCTACACGCACGCCTTTGTTAGTTCCAAAAATCATATACTTGCCAATATAAGAACCAAGAGCAGTTACATACTCACCCTTTGGCATATCAGCAGCAGTTACTGCCTTGTTAAGTAATGGAACATTACCTGTTGTATCTAAAGATAAACGATATACAGTTGAAGAATCACCTGAGTAACCAGCAGCATAGATAGCATTTGGTCCTTCGCAAATACCAGTCCATATCCAAGTGGCATTTGGGTGGGCATAAATAGGAAGGTTATTGTTGGATGCTAGGACTGCTGTGCCAGTTAAGCCAGTTGCATATTGGTCATCAGCGTGATTGTGATAATAAGAAAACTCTGTTGTTGATGGAATTGCGCTTACACTAAATGTTCCATTAAATGCAGCACTTACAGAAGCAACTGTTACTTGAGATCCAACTGCAAAATTGTGCGCTGTAGATGTTTTAAGGGTGGCAACGTTGTTTGCCAATTGACCAGCCACAACACTATAAGAAGTGATAGGAACTATTTCAAATAGGTAATTATTAATACCAGCAATAAGGCGTTGCTTAACCCAAGACATTTTAACGGTAGTTACTGTGCCTACTGAGGTTGGATGAGTAAAGATAGATGTACCTGAAGTAGCACCAGTTAACGGACCTTTGTAAACACCAGTTGCATTAGCAACATAATAATTAACACCATCATTGGTTATGTCTAATATGGTTCCTGAACCACCCCAAGTAAGAGTAGTAGAAGTTCCAATAGCGGTTACTCTTTTAAGAGTAGATCCATCTGCCTGAAGAATTACATCAACACCATTAGAGTCAGTAGCGCCTTCAATCATTGGTGCATTTGAAGCAGCAACACCAAGTTCTACATTTGGAAGTAAGGTTGCTTTACCAACGTTAAATACATCTATACCAGCAGATTTATTAAATCTGTATGGAACTGTTTCGCCTTGTAATGGTTCTTGAAATTTAATACCTGCACCATAATGAAATGATGATTGACTTCTTAACCACCAACCAGTAAGAGTTTGTTCTCCTGGCTCTCTTTGCTGGTCAATTTGTTGCTTACGGTAAGGGGCTGTCTCCCGCTTGTAAGGATATTTTTCTGAAATACCTAAGAAGAATGGTAGTCCACCTAAAGCAACATCATAAGAGTTAGATGTGTTAATGTATGAATTGCCAGAATTTGTTGGCTGCCCTATTGGTGCTACTGGGCGTTCAGCAATATGCTTATAACCATCAACCATTTATGCTCCTTAGATTAAATTAAGTGAATCAAATTTGTCTATCTGATCGTCAATAGTTGACGAAGGCTCGGAGGTGCAATCACCATCCCGTAGCATTATTCTGTAACTACCTCTACCCAAGAGGTAGTGTCTTCATCCCAGTAATAATATTTATTATCAACTGGCATAGGAGTTGGTGCTTCCCATAAATAAGTATCTGAATTTTTTGTCCAAGATGGATATGGTTGAGGTGCAGCAAAGCCAGTACCATCCCAAGTGTATCCAATACCTGCATAATTCTTATGTAGTGCTACTCCGCCTTTGCGGCTATTTACATTACCTTGTGTGTTGTATGAAGTCTGAACCCAAGTACCACCTAGATTAGCCTCACACCATTCTTGATTATCGGCAACAATAACTTGAGTTACTACGCCATCTTCTACCTTTGCATAATGAGCCATTATTTATCCTTTAGATTGCGTATCTTACAATAACTAAACCGCTACCACCTGAACCAGCATTAGAATTATCATCACCTTGTCCACCACCACCACCACCAGTATTTGCAGTTCCTGAAGTTGCCGCACCAGTACTATTTCCTGCTCCGCCGCCGCCTAAACCGCCTGTGCCAAATGTAGTTTGATTAAATGATGACCCACCACCGCCGCCAGCATAGTAACCAAGAACGCCAGTTCCTGTTATAGATGCCCAAGTAGACCAAGTGTTTAATCCTGCTCCGCCATTACCAGGTTGCGTTGTTGTAGGCGCATTTTGTCCAACAGCACCTGCTCCACCTCCACCTCCTGCGGAAAGCGAATTAGAACCGTTGTCTTTTCCAGCACCACCATTATTTCCATAGCCAGTTGCACCACCTGAGTTGCCTTGTGTTGCAGCACCACCTACTGTTCCTGATGTGCCAGCATTTGCACGACCACCACCTGAACCGCCATCGGCAACACTATTAGCATCGCTTGTATTTTGTATACCTTTACCGCCACCATTTGATGTGGTTGTATCAAATACTGAGTTGTTACCAACAACACCCGCTCCTGATGATGTTGCACCTGCTCCACCTGCACCAATAGTTACAGTGTAGCCAGTTGCAGTTAATGAGCGCCCACCTTGATAAGAAAGACCACCCGCACCACCACCGCCACCGTGCCTTCTTGCACCGCCACCGCCACCTGCAATAGTAAGTACATCAGTATTTAATGAAGAGATTGGAGTAAATGTACCCGAACTGGTAAATGTATGATACCAATAAGTACCATCTGTTGTAATTGTTCCACCAGTTGCTTTAGGAAGATTATTAATTGCAAATAAACCATAACCTCTAGCAGAAGCGCCTGCTCTTGTTCCCAATAATGGCATTATTACCCCTTAGGCGAATTTAGTTTGGCTTGCAAATACTGTAAAGGCTGCTGAGCCTGTTTTAACTATTGTGTAAACATAAGCATCAACACTTGATGCGTTGCCAGCAGTAGGTGCTGTTCCACCCTGCCACTTTGGAGTAACGGATGTGCCATCAATAGTAAAGGCTGATGCGTAATAAGCGGTTGAACCCTGTGTTACTAGAAAAGCAACAGTAATTGCATCACCCGTTACAAGGCTTGAGTTAAGAGTTGTACCTGAATCGCCTCTTACATTTAATGTCCAGTTGGCTGAAGCATTAATTGTGTAGTAAAGAACACCTTGAGTTAAGGCATCAAAGTTAACCGTTCCTGTTGCTGCAATAGCAGATACTGTTGTACGTTCTTCGGGAGATATAATTACTGGGCTGGCTACTGTTGCTGTATTAATTACAGGAGAAGTAAGGGTTTTATTAGTAAGAGTATCTGTTGTTGCTTTTCCAACTAAAGTATCAGTAGCATCTGGAAGAGTAAGGGTTTTAGCAGTTGTAAATGCTGTTGTTATTGTGCCTGTAATTCCAGTGGTGCCCGTAACATCAAACTTAAGAACTTTTGTATTATCGGCAACGTCTACAATTGAGGTTGTGCTATCTGATAAGGTCTTATTAGTTAATGTTTGAGTATCTGTAGTTCCTACTACAGCACCAGTTACTCCGTGTACACCAGTTGAGTATGAAATATGTTGTTGTGCTTCACGCATATCTTGGGCTGTAATTACGTGACGAATTACTGCGCCAGTATTATGAGCCTGAGCAGTTGAAGAATCAAATCCTCTACTGATTGATAAAGTTAAACCAGCAATATTGGTTACACTTACTAGTTCTTCAGTTGCTGCATCATAGTCAATTGCTACAATAAAAGGATAACTACTTGGAAAACCAGTAGTTGAACCTACAGTCATAGTTGACGACGATGAAGTTATAGTGCTAGACAGGGTTGTGTCTTGAGCAATGGATGAGTAATAACGATTAACGGCCATAGATTATCCTTATGAACTGTAGTGGGTGCGGGGAGGGTATTGCTCTTGTAGGCGACGTACTTCTACCTGCAAGCGTTGCTGGTATAACTGATACATATAACGAGATATGTTTGCTGCGCTTCCAATTGGATCACTTGTCTGTTGCGAATCTGCCTCAGCAGTTGCAGCAGGAACGCGACCTAAATCAAGATAAGCAGCAGTTCTATAGGCTGCGCCAAGAACAATTACTTCTCTTGAAGAGTCAGGCAAACCTGTAACTGTGGCAAATTCATCTGAGTCATAAACTAATTGAGTAGGTTTTTTAGTGTAAGTAACCATCACAGTTCTGCCAGGAATAATTCCTTCGCGGATAGAAATAGTTTTACCACTATTCCAAGTAACTGGGTTAGCCATACGATCTACACGATAGTGTCTAATTGGTAGCCATTCTTTAGATGGTCCAATAGTTTGCCAAGAAGCACCTAATATATCAACAGCCTCTTGAGGTAAAGCATAAGTAGTCACCGCTGCTTGAAAAGTAACAGTTGTGTAATAAACTCCAAATAGATCAGGGTATACACCATCAAGTGCTAAGTTAATATTCTTACGAACTACTGAGCGTGGGAAAGATGGGGCAATAGTTACACGAGTACCAACCGTATGTGCTGCTGGATCTGTGTTACGAAATCCTCTGCCATAAGCAGGGATTGTAGCAATATTGGTAGTGCGATCAAATGAATCTACCCAAATGAGTTCATCGTCAATTTCAACCATACCTCTAGTTAATACTGTTCCGTCTTTAACTGTAAAGGTAAGGGCGCTTGAAGTCAGTGCTGCTGTTAAGAATGTAGCCTGGTCCTGACGGTTTGTATAGCCAGTAAGAGATAAGGTTGTCTCATCAATTATATCTGCAAAAGTTGTCACGATGTTATCCTCGCTGCCGCTTCGTTAATACCTAAACCAGTTGTTCCTGCAAGTGCGTTAAGGACACCTTGCAGGTCTAAACCTAAATTCTTTCCGCTATTGCGGCTGGCGTATAGAGAATTTAAAGCACCTGCTATTGCATAACCTTTAGTTCCAGCCCAAACATTTGCCGCACCTTGTGCGTCAAGAGTAGGGACTCCACCACTTAGCGTTGATGCTAAACGATTCAGATGATAGGTGTATGTGTAGCCATCGCCTGCTGCCATTATTTGCTCTCCTTAATTAT